GGTCGTCTCCAGGAAAGTGCGGGGGTTTGCCTACCCTACAGGAGCCCATCGGCCACGCAAGCTGCAGACAGCGTCAACAGATTACCGGGCGATAGCCTGCACATAGGCCTGGCAGGCCCGCAGCGCGATCAGTCCGTTATCACCGGCATCGGTGATGCCGATAATTCGTTGAGCATGCGCCGGGTCAAGTCGGCCTCGCGGGGCTCCATGAACCACGCCGCGGGTGGCGGCGGTGGCTCGCATTGCGGGGCTGTCGACGGGGTCGCTGGCGTCGAGAAGGACTGACAGGCGCACATCAGCAGTGGCCAACCGATCACGCAGATAAACCTGATTACGCTGTGCATCGCTCAACTCCCGTGTGTGCTGTTGGTCGCTGGCGCGCAGTTGTTGCTCCAGAGCCTGGCGCTTGTGTTGTTCGGCCTGGTGTTGAGCCAGTGCCGCATGGCTTTGCTGGTTGAGCACCTGTGAATGCCGCGCGGCCTGGCGTTCAAAGGCCAGGCCATGGCGCCAGGCCTGGACCTGCCAACTGGCCGCCGCCGGGATGAGCATCAGCAGAGCAATAACCAGCATGCGCCCGCTCAGTTGCATAGCACCGCCCTCGCCTTCGCCCACAGTTGCTGGCGATGCTCCAACCCATTGAGCCCGCCATTGATCCGGCGGGTGATGGTGGTGAATTGGTCCTGGTCAGCCAGCTCATTCAAGCCATGGCTGTGCCAGAACCAGGCGGCGGATTCAGCGGCCCATTGCGGTTGCTCCAGCAACTCAGGAAAGTGCAGCAGGCGCTCATCGCCAAACAGCGCCCGGCTACAGGCCAGGTAATTGCTTCGCCCGGTAATCTGGATCAGCCCACGGCCGCGGTACTTCTGGCCGTCACCGTCGGCTTCGGGGCTATTACCCAAACGTGCGGCCAAGGTGCCAGTGTCGTACTTGCTCAGGTAGCGCTCGCCACCCAGTTCACGCACGTAGCGCAACTCACCGGACTCATGGCCGACCTGGGCGATAAAGGCTGCCATGCGTTGGGGGGCAGTGATGTCGCGGTGAAGCATGGCGGCGTTCAGCGCCGAAATAAAAACGCCCGCTTGGGCGCGGGCATTGGGCAGGATCTGTTGCAATTGCGTCAGTGTCATCATCCTTGATCTCCACGGCCTAAGAGGCCAATCCACGGGCCATGATCGAGCTGCGATAGCCCGTCGCCGTGTCACCTGCATGGGTCACCTTGTCAATCGACCAGCGCCCCTGCATATACCCCGGCCAGGTCTCATCCAGCAGCAACAGCCCTTCGGCGGACAGCAACGGGTTGCCAGGGCAATCGATGGCGATGGTCAGCCCTTCGCGACCCACCCGGCGCAACTCGCCCTCGGCCACGGAGCGCGCTTCGGTTTCGCTCTGGTAACGTTGGCGCAAGGTCTTGAACGGCGCGATCCCCACCTCGACCACACGCTGGCGAGAAGCCGCGGCATCCCACCAATTGACACGGCAGCCCTGGTATTTGGCCCGGGCATTTTCATCCACCCGCGCGCTGATAAACGCCTGCTCGCCAGGACGGTTGTCATGGGTCACCGACAGCCGCACATCCGGCAACTGCTGGCCCGACAACGACTTGACCTGACCGCTTTCGGCCAGCACATACAACTCGTTGATCGGTTTGGTCACTGCGTTGTAGCGCCTGGCCAGGCGGGTGATGAAGCCCATGTCAGTCTCATTCGACTGATCGATATGGTCGATCACAACCCCGTCCAATGCCGGCGCCACCCGGGGTGAAAACCCGTGCCGCGTGGCCAGTTGGCGAAACAACGCGCCCAGGGTCGTGGGACCATGGCTGGCGGAGCGGCGCTGACGGTAACCGCTTGGGTCCATCACGCTGAACGGCGCCGCCGTGGCCACGATCGCCAGGCGCATGGGAAACAGGTAGGGAGTGCGCTGGGTGATCACAAACTCGCCTTTTTCCACCAGCCCCGACTCGCGGTACCCCACGCGCAAGCCGATCTTGGCGCCCAGGCTCGGCAGGCCCTCCAGGCCCTCGATATTGATGGTCAGCTCCAGGCGGTCGGATTCGATGCCCGCCGCGTCGGTGTGTTTCCACTGCATCAGCCGTGGGTTGATCAACGCCGCGTTGGCGCCGTAGATCTCCACGACCGGGGTAAATCCCATAGCCATGCCGCCTCCTTAATCCCAGGCTGAAACGGGTGTTGCGACACCCGGTTGCGCATCCATCTCGGGCACGATCACCCATACGCCCGCCGGCAACACCGGGCCCTGCTCGGCAAGCCCGGGGTTCAAGCGCCAGAGGGTTTCTTCGGCTGCGTCATCGCAACGCCCCAGCTCGCGGTAAAGCAGCAGGTTGACCGAATCACCGGCAATACTTCGCACTCTACGCATTGACGAACTCCTCCAGCACCAGCGACCAGGTGACCACCATGGCCGTGCCGTCATCGATCACATTGGACTGGTTTTCCGTGAGCGCGGTTATGCGCCATAGCCCCCAGTTGCGGCCGATACCATCGACCAGCGGCAGCGGCGCCCGGGCATCCTGCAAGGCACGCAACTGGTCGAGGCGCTGCATGCCAACGGCCGCCATGGCGGTACCGGCGAAGGTCAGTTTTTCCAGCTTCTGGCCGTTCTGTCGCGACTGGGGCTTGCTGGCAATAATCTCCAGGTCGCCCCAGCCGCCATCACTGCTGCGCTGGAGCGTGGAATAGGCGAACCCTCGGGACAGCCCGAAAATAAAGTCGCCCAGCACCATCTGCTGTCGCATTAATCACCTCCATCGGTCAGTGCCGCATTGCGCCGGACCGCCAAAGAGTCGGTGAGCATCGGCACGCATTGGTTTTGCAGGGATTGCAGAACCCGGTCGACCACCTGCTGAGCGTCTGCGGGGTTGACGCCGGTGATCTGGATGCTCGGTGCCAGGGTGACCTGGACGTTGTCCGAGCGAGCGCTGTTGAGGTTTTTGCTCAAGGCCTCGGGTGATGGCAGGCGGTCACTGGGGCCGAACAATTTTTCACCGAGCCAACTACCGCCCTCGCCGCCCAACAGGCCACCGATAACGCCGCCCACCGCAGTGCCCACGCCAGGGAAGACCAGGGTGCCAAGGGCCGCTCCGGCAGAAGCGCCGGCCCATGCAGCACCGGCGGTACCGAGGCCGCTGCCGACGGCTCGCATGTTGCCGCTGCGCACGCCCTGGACGACGTTGATGGCGGCATCGGCGGAGCGCAATGGCGTCAACCTGCGCACGCCGATGGACCCCAGCCGGCTCAGGGTTGGGACCAGGCGGGAGGCTGGGGCCTTGCGCAGGCCGAGGGCTGATGCACTCTTTAATAGCAACGCCTTGCCTGCGCTCAACCCACGGGTAGAAACCCTTCGCCGGCTGGCGCTTACCGAAGTCACCCGCGCCAGGAACCCCGTTTTCAGGCCGTCAAAAACCTTGCCTGCGCGCTCGCCCAGGCTCCTCATGATTGCCATGGGCCCAGTGGCGCTCCTGCCGGTCCCTGAGGTTTTTCTCGGCATCGGTGGGCTGGTGCGGCCAGTGCCGTTTTGCCTCACCGTTTTTCGTGACCCTTTGGGCCCGTAACGAGCCCGCCCGGTCAAGGGTTCGCTGGCGCCTGGGCAGCAGCAGTCCTTGCTATCGTCCCGGAACAATTTCCCGACGTAGGGCAACTTGCCCAGCGTTGCATCGACTACCTTGCCCGATACCCGGCTCTTGACCGTATCAAGCAAGCTTTCACCCACCCATTTGGAACTCTTGCTCAACCAGGACTCAGTCGCCGAGGCCTTGTCTTCGGGCGCAGCTTGCGGCGCACTGGTCATGGCTTCAGCGACCGTGCCGCCCAGCGGTCCACCCGTGATAAACAGGGTGCCATTGAGGGTTTCCAGGCTCTCGCGCAGGCGCACCTGTTCCTCGGTCAACGCGTGGATATGCAGGCTGGCGTTGGCCAGGGCCAGGCTCAGCTCAGAAGGCGGCTCGGTTGCGCCGCCCACACTGGAGGCGCCAACCAGACTTTCGTCCTGTGCTTCAAGCAGGCCCGGCAGTTGCAAGGCTCCACTTTCGGCCAGCCCGGGAAAGGTCATCCAGCGTTTGTCTTCGTCGGCGAGCTTGAGCGTATATCGAGGGTCTTGCATCTCGCTCTACTCCTATTTGACGCCAAGGCGAATGATCGCGATGTCGTAGCGGCGCAATGCTTTGGCGGCATCCCATTCGAGAATTTCCGCTTCGTTTACCGAGTAAACCAGCGGGACGACGTCGAGGATTACTTCGATGTCGCGCTGCGAAAGAAGTCCGCCGGTTTGTTTAAAAAATCGTCGATGCGCTCCTGCAGTTGTGTCCAGTCGGGCACGGCCAGGCCGTCCAGGTCGGGGATCATCAGGCCGGTGCAGTGCGAGGTAATGAACTCGGCGCGCTCTTTGTTGGTGGCGAGTTTTTTCATCACCTTGGTGGCACGCAGGGCGGGCATTTCCAGGGTGACGCTGGTCAACACGCGGCCGGCCACTTCCAGCGGCAGCAGCAGTTGCACTTGCTCGCCGGGCTCGGTGGAGTCGCCCAGAAAGAACGAAGTCGGGCGCGTCGACATATCGTGTACGTGCTGGGCAATGCTCACGTAGTCCGGGCGCTTGAGTTGGTCGAGTTCCTTTTCCGAAAGGCCGGTGGCCAGTTTGGCCAGTTCGAAGAACTGGTCGTCCTCGTCCTCGCCGGCGCGGGCCAGCGCTTGTTTTTGCGCGGCGTAGAACAAGGGTTTGAGTTGGATCTGCTCGATGCTCGCACCGCTGTCGGCGGTGATCGGCGCCAGCAGGATATGCAGGGGTGGCTTCCAGGCCATGGGCGAAATTCCTTGAGTAAAAATGTTGGACCCGTCGTGGGCACGGTCAATGTAGGAGCTGGCTTGCCTGCGATACAGGCAGCGCGGTCTTTCAGTTGAACAGAGGTGATGCAATCGCAGGCAAGCCAGCTCCCACACTGACCGTGACTATTTCAGATCCGTGAAAAGGCTTACGGCATCAGCACCGCGCGCCGGGCATCACCGAGGATGTCGACGCCGTTGAGTATGAACTTCTGGGTGCGTACGTCGATGTCGATCACCGGCACGCCGTTGTCCAGGCGCTGGTAGGTGCGGCAGGACAGATCCAGTGTAGTGGTGGCCTTGTCGCCCATCTTCAGCTTGGCCTCGTCCAGGGATTTGAGCTTGCCGCCGACGGTGTGGTAGGTGAAATAGGTCTTGCCGTCCTGGTCCTGGCCCGCTTCACGCACGTTGAGCAGGATGTCCTCACCCAAGCGCACACCCAGGGCCAGCATGATTTCAGGACCGGCGCCTTGCAGCACCAATTTGGCGTTCAACACCTTGGCGCTCTTGGCCATTTCTTCGGCGATAAAGCGCCCGCCGGACATGGGCTCCATTTCGAATTCGATCTTCGGCGGGGTGAACTCTTCGACGGTCGCCGACAGCGGCAGGCCCTGGAGGGTGGCCGCAATGGCCTGTCTGACTCGGTTGGTAAACATTAGAGAACGTCCTCCAGGAACTGCTCGATGATTTCATCGCGGGCATTGAGTTGATAAACCATGTGTTCGTTCGGCGCGTAGCGGCCGTAGTCGATCACGATGAACCAGGTGCCGTTCTTGTACTTCTCGACACTGTTGAGTTCCGGGTGCAGGTACACGCTACCGCCCGGGATGGTCTCGTCGGCCACCAGGGTTTGCAGCCAGTCGTTGATACGCTTGACCTCCTGGTCCATGAACGACTTGGTCAGGTTGTGCGCCATGGCTTTCTGCCCGGCCTTGACCAGCTTGCGGCTGATGGCGTCTTCCAGGCCGACATAGCTGATGAACTTGCCGGTGATGGAGCGGTTACCCAGCAGCGAGAAGCCGCCGAGGATGGTGCGCGCGTAATAGCTCACGCCGTAGCGGTTGAGCAGGTCGCCCTCGGTGGAGGTGTCGAGGATGTTGTACTCGACCACCCGCGACACGTCTTCGGCGAAGGTCACCTGGTTGCCTGGGCTCTCCCACTGCTTGACCTTGGCCAAGGCGGCGATGGCCAGGGACGACGGCGCGAGGAACACGTTTTTCTTCGCCGCCTTGGAGTACACCGACGGCATGTTGTGTACCAGCAGGCAGCGGTCGAAACCCAGGTCGGCGCCACCCAGCTCGCCGCTGTAGGTCACTTGGTCGGCGACGCTGGCGTCTTTGCCGTCCAGCACCACGCGGGCCTTGATGCGCTTGCCGAAAGCGGCAAACTCACCGGCCACAGCCTTGGTCCCGGTAAAGCCTGGCGCGCCAATGATGGTCAGGTCTTCCGGGACGCTGCCAAGCGCCGCGAGACCCAGTTTGCGACCGGTCACCGGCTCATTGCCGCCGATCACGTTATTGAGCGTATCGGCGGGCGTGCTGCCCTCTTCGACGATCACCACATAGACCGGCACCTTGACCACTTTGAGGATCTGGTACACCGCATGAAACAGCGTGCCCGACTCGGCGCCGGTAGGGTCCAGCAGTGCCTGGGCGGTGAAGCTGTTGATGCGAAACGGGGCGTTTTTCGGGATCGACAGGTGCGCATTGGGCGCGGTACCGACCAGGCCGATCACGTTGCCACCCAGGCCACCCATGGCCTCGGGGGATTCGCTGGCATTGACGGTGATGCCGTTATGCTCGAAGTTCAAAACCTCAGCCATGATTATTCAGCCTTCTTGGTGACGGCCTTCTTGGCCGGTGGGGTGTCTTGGGCGGCAGCCAGCACGCTGGTCAGTTCCAGGCGGCCGGCAGTGCGCAGAGCGGATGCTTCGACGTCCAGCAGGTCCAGTTCCTGGCCGACGGTGGACCAGTGGCCACCTCCGGTGGGGAATGGGATGAGGACGGTGTAGGTTTGGCGGTTGGCCATGGGGGTACTCCAGAAACGCGAAAGCCCCAGCGATGGGGCTTTCTTGGATGCGAAAAAAAACCGCTCTCGCGGTGTTTATGGTTGCTGCCGGATTACTCACCCGGCAGTGGGTAGCGCGCCTTGATTTCGGCGACTTTAGCCCGCCACGCTTTCTCCTTGGCCTCGGTTTGATCGTACTGCCACTCCATATAGAGCGGGTCCGAATCTGTTCGGTAAGCCAGGCGACGATTGAAAGCTATATCAGCGGCCTGTTCGACCTGCAAAGCGGTGTCGACTTCGGCTTTAGAAAATCCCATCTCAAGCAACTGCTCTACAGTCACATTGTAGAAAGTCTGATCTTTATTTCTGAACTCTTTAATCATCATCAAACTCCAGCAGCTACGACGTTGCCGACATTACTCAGCAAATTGGACAAACTCCCACCGGAGTCCTTGACCAAACCACTAACAAGGTGCGCCCAAGTCTTGTTTTGGGTAATCGACGACGCAAACACCGACAACACCATCGTGGCACCGCTCAACTCAGCAAGTTTTGTTGAGAGCTCTGCATCTACAATAGAATACGTAAACTCTACCCTATAGTTCGCAGAGTACCCCGAGTAAAAAACATTGACCGCGCCTAACGTCAGCCTACTCCCTGAAAAGGTAACCGAGCCCTGCACGGAAGCGGACGGGCCATGTGCGCGATGAAATAGAGATGAAGCGAAGGAATACCAGCCAGACGTTCCTGCTTTTAATACCGTAGGCATAACAACATCAACAAATCGAAAGTAAACACTTCCCCCCTCTAGCGACAAGAAGTGAATATTTGAGCTGCCAGGCATATACTCGCCAACCTTCGGAGAAAAAACCGGTTTACTTCCTGTACCATACATCATGAAAATCAATTTATTCGAGATTGACCAATAAGGAGTTTGATCAGTAGGCGCCGCATATTCATGCGTCTGAGCAGCCTTCAAATAAATCGTTACATAAGGGGTAGTATTCGATCGCCCCATCGCCTCCTTAATTGATTTAAGTGGTGCCTCGACCGAGCCCAAGGCCAGATCGTTACCACTTACCGCATCGACATAAAACGACCTGGACATTTCAGGAATAGCGCGAACTGCTGCCACAACAGAAGCATCTATTTCAGCGACCTTCCCATTTACTGCACTCGTCAACTTATTTGCCGCCGCGACCAAACTGGTGATCGTAGTTTCCATACTCATAATTAACTTCCTATATTACTTATCTTTTGAGCCAACTCATCAGTTGACTTCCAAGGCCATGACCCGAAATAGCACACCAACATGCCGAGCCATATTGTCAACGCTGGCCGTAGCAAGCTGCGCAATCTCCTCCGTCAACAACACATTCAGGTTTTCACTGCCCACCACAATCGTCACGCTATCCACCGGCAACGGCGAAATATCCAACGTAAACTTCTGCAACACCCGCGCAGCCGCCGCCTTATACGTCAGCAACTTCCCCGCCACCGAGTACACGGCCAACAACGTGCCACTGGCGAGATAAAACCCAAACTCGCCAATCTCATACTCGCTATCGCCATCAAACAGCGCGGCCATGCGCAGTTGGCGCTGGCCCAGGTCTTCGTAATCCACAATCGCCACGCGCTGGCGCTCATTGCGCAGGGCGGTTTCGTTGCCGGTGGGGTTGTAGCGGCCGGTGCCGGCGGCGATGTGGGTGATTTCGCCTTTCAAGCCTTGGTTCTTTGCCTGCAGCACTTCATCCAACCCCTTGGAGGTGAAGCGCACCAGGCGCGTAGTGTCATCGGTCATGGCTGCGCCCTGAGGTCGTAGTCGTTAATGGTGTAGTGCTGGGCGACGCCCGCACTGTTAAGCCTTGAACTCAATACAAGTTCCGGCAGCGCGCCGCACAACGACAACTCGCCGTCGTTCAGCGCCCGGTGGACGGCGCCGGTGATCGGCAGCCCACCGAACACTTCATGCACCAGGGTGATGGTGGCCAGGTCGCGCTCGCTCTTGGCCGCGTTGATGCGGCGGATCAGGCGGTTGTGGTCGCCACTGGACCAACTGCGGCCGATGATCGCTTGCACGTCGAAGGTGTAGGGCTGGGCCAGCGGACGCTGTTGGTACCAGGCCAGGATGTTGGGGGTAAACCCCAGGGATTCGACCGCGTGGCTCAGCGCCTTGGGTGTGCCGGCCTGGCGCTGGATCTGCCAGGACAGGGCGACCGTGAGGCGCTTTTCGGTTTCGTCGGCTGCGGCGTTCCATTCACTCACGCCACGGTCGGCGGCCAGGTAAGGCAGGAATGCCTGCGGCGTTTGAAGCGGATTCATCAGCGTCGGGAACGGCGGCTCGACCCGGTCGAGCAGCTTGCCGAAGCCCAGGTCCAACGCCTTCTCCAGCGGTGAACTGTTGGCCGGCAATAAACTGGATGTGTGCTCACTCATAGCGTCAGCACCTGCACCTCGACACCCGTGCAATACGGAGCCTGGAAGGCTGTGGTGACGATCGGTGCCAACGGTTCGAGAATCTCCAGTTGCGCAGCCCCGGCGGTGTGAATGGTGTAGTCGATCCAACTCGGGTCCACGCGCCCTTCAAGGCGGTGGCAGGATTCAGCATAACGTTGCAGCAACTGCTGGGCCGCCACTTGCGTAAGCCCCGAGTCCGGGCCAGCGTTGATCCGGGCGACCACGCGGATCTTGTAGGGCACGATCTGCGCGCCCTGCACCGTCACCCAATCGGTTTCCGGGCGCACATCGGGCCGGGCGAAATGGCGGCGCACACCTTCAAGCAAGTCTGTCGATGGCGTGCCATTACCCGAGCGGGAAAGCACTGTGACCATTACCTCCCCAGGTGCCGTGCGCCGAGCGTTGCCATCCTTGACCTGGGCGGCATAACCATCCGGGTCGAAGGTATAACTGACCGTCACCACGCCTGCAGCGGCACTCTGTACTTTCACCACCGGCCGCTCGCCAAGGGTGAAGACCTCACGGCGATACTGCATGCGTGAACCCGCAGCCGGCGCGTGGGGCGCCAGGTAGTAGCGCAGCCGCGCATCGTCATCGCTTTCCAGGGTTGGCGGCACGGGCGGGAACGCCGCCGGGTCGCCCGGGTCGAGTACCTGGCGTTCCAGGCCCATATCGGCCAGGCGCGCATCCAGGTTACTGCCGGTGGCCCACCACGCCAGCATCTGCTGGATGCGGGCGTTGTACTTGCGCTCATGGGTTTGCAGGCGCACGCAAAAGGCTTCCAGGGCCAGGGTCAACAACTCGCTTTCGTTGTCCAGGCTGACCTTGAGCTTGGCCGCGCTTTGCGGGGCGCGGGCGGCCACATAGTCGACGACAAACGCCTTGAACTGCGCCAGCAACGGTTCGAATTCATCGACGGCGATGAGGTCGGGCGGCGCCAGTTGGTTTTGCCCAGGGATCAACATGCTCATGTCACCACCTCGAAGGATTGCTTGCGGTTTTTCCAGGTGCCGGCAAACCGCAACAGCAGGCCTGCGCCCTGGCGATTGGCGACGATGACTTGCGGCACAAAATCGCCGATGCCGTTCTGCGGGTTGTAAAAGGCCTGGGCGGCATGGCTTTGGGCGAGGATCAGCAGATCGTCGCCCAGGTTCTGCCCCAGCAGCTGCGGGATCAGCGAACCGTAGAGCGGGCGTTTCTGCCGTGTGCCCAAAGGTGTGGTCAGGGCCCGGGTGGCGCGCTGGACGAATTGCGGCCAGTCGTCCACCACGGCCCCGGTGTTTCTCTCAATTCCGATCATGGCAAATCCTTATGCCGTGCTGATAACTCGGCCCTGGTGATCCACCACCGGGCCACTCAAGTGCACGCCGGATGCATCCAGCAGCATGCCGACGGCTCCGACCTGCAGACTGATGGTTGCGGCGGTCATGACTAAACGGGCGGCGCCCAAACTCATTTCCACTTGCTCGCGAGAGCCGCTGAATGCCGCTGGTCCATTGTTCCAAGCCAATACATGTGCTGCGGCGTCGTAGGCGCTTTGCGTGCCGTCCTCATAACGCCGGCTCGTCAGGCTGGCCACACTGGACAGCGGCGGAAAGCGGTCACTGTTCAGGCCAAACAACGCCACCGACTGGCCCCCGCCCTCGCCGCCGCCGTAGTTGAGCAGCAGGCATTGTTCACCCACCGTGGGGATTCGCGTTTCCGTCTGCGCCCCGGCGCTGGGGTTGAAAAAGCGAATCGCCGGGGTCAGCAATTCACCATGGCTGACCTTGCAGGTATTGCTAGCCGCGTCGACCTCCTGGCACACGCCGATCCGGCAAAAGCTCTCGGCCCGCCGATAGAGGTCTTCAAGCTGGGTTTCCATCTGCGCCAGGCGCTCGACAATGGGCGCCAGTTGCAGGCGTAACAGTGCATCGAACATGGGCTACTCCTGCAATGGCCGGTATTGATCGGGGTCGTCGATATTCGACACCTCCCAGGTACAGGCAAACAGCGGCTTGCCGATGGGGTCGTCGAGCAGCGGCGGGCCGAGGTACAGGGTTTGGTTGAAGGACACGGTCCAACTGTCGTAATGGGTCTCGCCCCCCGCCACGGTCGCCGGCAGCGCGACAATATTCATGGGCACATCGCATTGGGCCGCCGGCAATTGCCAACGGTTATCCAGCACCAGGTCCATCAACTGGCTCGCCAGGTCACAGGCCTCAAAGGGCTGCGCGCCCTGGGCGACCATGATCTTGAGTGAAATCGACAGCACATGGGCCTTGCGCCCCTCAAGGGAGCGTACGCCCGGGCCATTACGCTCGAGCGTGATCGCCACACCGGTTTCATCCGCCGCCAGAACGCCCGGCGGGCTGCCTACCTGTAGCTTGGGGAACGCCGCACGCAGCGCCTGGCCGATGGCAATCGGCAGCTGTGAAGGTTTTTCAATGAGGGTCATGGTGTGGCTTCCTTGCAACAATCATTTTGAATCCGGGGGCTGGTTGATCCCGATGCGCTTGGCGGCCCAGCGCTCATAAAGGCCGATGGCGACATCGGCACCGGCCATGGCGGTCAGGCACCCCAAGGCACCGGCCGTCCAGATCGACATGCCAGCGGCGTACAGCAACATCAACGCTGAAACCCCGCACACCATGCATGCCCCGGAACGCAGGGCCAGGCGGCGGACCAGCGACCAACCGCGGGCGCCCTCCTTGTCGGCGCGCCACATCTCCCCGGATACGCCGCCGATCAGGGCCAGAATAATCACCAGCCAGATAGGCATTTCTGCCAACGCTTGCTGCTCGTTTGTCATGTCACGCCTCCTGGAATGCGTAGAACCGGCAGATGGCCGGTGCGTTGATAAATAGATGGATGGGGTTGTCGGTAGGCATTCCAAAAAGCCCGGTGGCCCGGGCTTTTCAGTAATACGGTCCGTGCGATCTTTCGGCGCTACTGGCGCGGTACGGATCTTTCCTCGATGTTTTTCCGACCACGATCCCTGTCTGCCGGATAACTGCTTCTGGTGCTTTACGCTGCACACCCGGGTCAGTTGCCAACCCTCTGAACCGTCAAGGCCGGTTCATCGCTGCCTGTTGTAAAACTGTGAAACTAAAGAGCGTCGGCATCCTTGCCGGTGTTGCCTGGCGTCCTTGCCATCACTCGATGGCGTCCATGCCAGTGTTGCGTGCCTTCCTTGTCTTCCTTGGCAGCATCCTTGCCGCCTCCACCAGGCCTTGTTGGCTGGCTTGAGATGGAGAATATGCATGTATGCATATACAGTCAATGCATAAATGCATTTAATTTTGCAGTTGAAATGCACAAACGCATTAAACCCTTGGGCAGCGGGCACTTGGAGGTTTTCCACAGGCGAAAAAAAGCCCGCTCTCAGGCGGGCTGTTTCTTACAGATACGGTTTAGCGAGCGTACATGCCCCACCAGAAAACGTGGCCGAGAATGCTGATCTGCTCCTCCTGGATATCCTGGAAGCTGTAGTCCTCATCCGGATGCTCATCGCGATTGAAACTGCGCAGGCGGATCCCCGAAGGTAGACGATAGAGCTGTTTGACCCGCAATTGGCCGTTGTGGTTGATGGCATACAAATCGCCATCCACGATATCGCCAATCCCGCTCTTGCCGGCGTTCACCCCCACCGTCGCCCCATCGCGCAACACCGGCAGCATGCTGTTGCCACGCACCGTCACACACTTGGCCTGGTCGAACTGCACACCGTTATGCCGCAGGCTGCGCTTGCCGAACCGCAAGCTGGCCTTCTCGCTTTCCTCGATGACGAATCTTCCTGATCCAGCAGCCAATTCAACCTCGCGCAAAAAGGGGATCGACACCTCGTCATCATTAACGGGCGTGTCGTCGTCCCACAGGCTTATGTCCTTGAGCTCCGAATGCATCGGGTCACGCTCTTCCTGCCACGCCGACCCCGCGCGCCCGCGCAACTGGTCAGTGCTCACCCGAAAATAATCGGCGATACGCGAGATGTGCTTGTCCGACGGATCAACGATCTTGCCGCTGAGAATCCGGGACAGGGTGGATTGAGGCACGCCGGTACGCCGGTGAAGCTCCGTGGGGGAGATCCCGTCGCGATCGAGCAGCTCTCTTAAGACGATTGAAACGTTGCGTTTTTGCAT